AAGACTATCGCTGAGGTTAATAAGGCAGGGTTGAGCCTTAAACTGGCCATTAAAGATGTTTTTGCTGGTATCAACAAGGTAAAGTCGTTCCCATTGATAATTAAAAGCGATTCCTTAGATTTGTTAGATGAAGTAAAGAACTATAAGTGGAAAACAGATAACGATGGCAACACGTTAGATGAACCAGTTAAGTTTAGAGACCATTTGATGGATGCCATGAGGTATGCCATATATACTAAATTTGCCAAACCGAAAAGAGGTTGGGTGGTATAGGTTAAAAATTTGTTACTTTTGTAAAAATATCATATAGCGTGAAATTAACTGACATATTCGGTAGTCTTAATCCTTTTCAACAAAAGGCAAAAGCTCCCAATGGGATGATACAAGTCACAAGTCCATTTTCGGATTTTGCTGGACTACTTGCTGGAAGGACTTTGTACCCAGAACTAAATCAAAGAAAATACGTAAATGATTACGATAATAATAGCGAAGTTTATGCTATTATTAAACGTATATCTAAAACTGTATCAAGTGTTCCTTTTTACGTTTATAAGGTAAAGGATAAAAAATCACTTACACGTTATACAGCACTCACTAAAAACTCAACAACTACTCAAGACTTGGCCAAGGCTGAGTTAATCAGAGTTAAAGCTGTTGATGAGATTGCAGATTCGCCATTAAACAGTCTATTAGAAAAACCTAACGAATATCAATCACTTTCCGAATTCATTGAAAGCGTTATTGGTTATAAACTTATTTGCGGCAATTCTTTTGTATGGGCTAACCGATTAGAAAACGGTAAAGTTCAAGAATTAGTCGTACTCCCTCCGCAATACGTTGCCATCATTTCTGATGGAACAATCAATGGGGTTGAAGGTTATTCTTTTACACTTGTCGGATGGGATTTCTTAGATGCGAAAGACGTAATCCATCTAAAATACTTCAACCCTTACTTTGACACTAATGGTTCACAACTATACGGACTTTCTCCTTTACAAGCAGCTTACAGAACTGTACAACGTAGCAATGACGCAAAAGATACATCTGTTGGTATGTTGCAAAACCAAGGACCTAAAGGCATATTGTATGCTGATGAGTCTAATAACTTTGGGCAAGAAGAAGCAGGAAAATTAAAAGAAGATTTCTATAATCAATACGGAACTAAGACTCAAGGTCAAATCGTTCAGAACGCTGGTAAGATTTTAATTGCTGGTGCGAAATTAGGTTGGGTTAACATGGGACTATCTCCTATTGACTTACAATTACTAGAATCAGAGAAAGTTACGTTAAGAGAACTTTGTAATGTGTATGGTGTAAACTCTGCACTATTTAACGACCCAGATAATAAGACTTATAATAACATGAAGGAAGCTAAAAAGGAAATGCTTACGCAAGTAGTACTTCCAGAATTAGTTGCACTTCGTGATGCTTTCAATAGATTTTTTGCGGTAGAGATTGGACAAGGATATTATATTGATTTTGATATTACTGTATTCCCAGAACTACAAGAGGACATGAAAGAACTTTCTGCTATCTTGTCTCAATCATGGTGGATTAGTCCTAATGAGAAAAGAGCAGCAATGCGTTATGATACTTCTAGCGACCCAGTTATGGATGAGATATTTATACCAGCTGGTTACTTACCTATTGATGAGTTAACCATGCTACAAGACCCAAGAAACGCACAGCAACAAGGTGATTACAATGTACCCCCAGTTAAAAACTTAAAAGATGGAATTTAAATCATTTGAAGAAGCCTTCAAAGTAGTTGAAGATAATTTATCAGAGAAAAGAGTAAATAAGACTAACGCAAAAGGTATTGCTCATGCAAACAGTCTAATCGCTAGTGGTGATGTAAAAGAACCATCAAGTTGGGAGCATCCAACTGTAGGCATGGAAAACGCTTACTTAGAAGCTAATGGTTGGGATAAGTTAGCACAATGGTACTTAGGAGTTGATACTTCTATGGACCCAGAAACTAAAGGACATTATGGATATATTTATACTTCTGATTTCAAAACTGTAGATAGACAAGGTTTACGTGCTATCAGACAAAGGTCAGCACAAAATGGATTAACTTCCGTTTTTGCAGCAGCAGGAAAAATGATAGAAGCTATAGATGGTAAAAAATAATGGCAAAAATAATTTATCCTTCTCAGCAGTTTGCTTTGCAACAAAAAATTGCAAGGAAATCAATTAGGGAGTATCAGCCAAAAATAAAATTGGCATTACAATCTGATTTTGACAGAGCAGCTAAGTTGGTTAAAGATTACGGAGTTCAGCAGACTATTAACAATCGAAATGCGTTATTTGACGGAAAAGAGATTAATAATATTTTACGAACTTTGTACGAAAGTACTGGTGGCTATACAGCCATGAGATACGAAAAGATATTTGATAAGTATAAAAAAGAAGATTCAGTAGATTTGGACCCAGCCAATATCATGGATGAATGGTTAGCTTTTATGTTGTCTTATTGGACAACCTACAGCGGAACTAAGATATATGGGATTGAAAATACAACCAAGAATGAGATAACAACTATTCTGAATAGTGCCATTAGATATGGACAACAGAATAACTTGAGTCTTAACGAGGTTAATTCACTTGCGATTAAAAACCTAAAAGAAGGTAAGATTAACAACGCAAGGAGTCTACTGATAGCTAGAACGGAATCACATCAAGCACTAAGTGCTGGTATGATGGGAGCAGTTAAATTTGTTAACATACCTTTGCTAAAACAATGGATGGCAGCAGATTATCCTGCTAAGAATAATAGGTACAGAGATTGGCATCGAACATTGGATAGACAAACCAATCCAGATGCAGGAGGAGTGAGAATACCTATTAATCAAGCGTTTCTGGTAAATACCCCAGAAAGAGGAGTAATCGAAATGCAATATGCACACGATGCGAATGGAGGAGCAATGAATAATTGCAATTGCCGATGCTGCACAGTGTTTGTTGCTTAAACAAATAAATATGAGTAATTTTTATAACAAGAAGGCAGTTAGTGGAGTACCAGTCGATATGGCTGATGACTCAAGAACCATTACGGTTTACTATTCTGCGTTTGGTAATGTAGATAGCGATGGTGACGTAATTGTACCAGGTGCTTTTACAAAGTCTATTAAAGAGAATGGTCCAGCTGCTAAAAATAGAATTTGGCATTTGTTCAACCACTCTACAGACAAACCAATATCTAAGCCAAAGGAATTGGTAGAAGATACATTTGGTTTAAAGGCAGTCGTTAAGATGCCTAATACAACTTTAGGTAGAGATACTTATGAGTTGTACAAAGATGGTCATATCACTGAGCATAGCATTGGATTTCAGACTATTAAGTCTGCTGCTAAGCAAGGATATAACGAGATTCAAGAAATTAAATTGTTTGAAGGTTCTTCAGTTTTATGGGGAGCCAATTCTAATACGCCAACAGTAATGGTTAAATCTGAAATAAAATCAACTCTAATTGATGAGATAGCTAAGACTATCAAGTCATTAAGAAATGGTTTCTATACAGACGAAACATTTGGTTTGTTAGAGTTAAAACTTAAACAATTACAACAATATCTAGCTGAGATGGAAGATGAAGATTCAGTCCCTTCAGAACAACAACCGCCTACAGATTTTCCAGGGGAATTGCAAACTCCAGAGGAAGATGCACAAGAGGCATTGGATGAGGAAGAGGACCCGATGGTTTCCGTTGAAATAGAGATAAACAAATATTTACAATCATTTAAAATTTTCAACTAATGGTAGAAGAAATTAAAAGTGCGTTCGAAGGCATTAAAACAGAAGTATCTGGAGCAATCGAAAGTGCAAAAGCTGAAAGTGCAGTAGCAGTAGAAGGCTTAAAAACTGAATTAGAAGAATTAAAATCTCAAATCTCTGTAGTTAAAGATGCTGCAGACAAATTAGAGGCAAAAAGCAATCGTAAGACAATGAACGAAAATCAATTTAAAGGTTTCAATGCCACTTTAGGTGAGCATATTGAAAAAAATGCGGACAACATCGCAAAATTAGGTCGTGGTGAAATGAAGAATACTTCTTTTACTTTAGATACTAAAGCAGTAGGTAACATGACAGAAGCAGTTAACTTGACTGGAGATATTCCACGTCAATATGCTAATCAAGTTTATGGCTTACCTTCTCGTAAAATCCACGTTAGAAGTTTGTTACCAGTAGGTACAATCTCTCAAGGATTATTTACTTTCCCTCAAGAAACTGGTGGTGAAGGTGCTCCTGCTAACCAAACTCAAGGTAGTGCAAAAGCTCAAGTTGATTTCGATATCAGCATGGTTAATGCTCCTGCTCAAGTTATCGCTGGTTACGTTAAAATCTCTCGTCAAATGTTAGATGACGTTCCTGCAATGACTTCTTTCTTACAATCTCGTTTGTTAGAAAAATATCTTGTAGCTGAAGATAGCCAATTATTATTCGGTTCTGGTTCTGGTGTTAACTTGCAAGGTATCACTGGTGTAGCTTCTGCTGCAACTGGTGCTGCAACTGTAGACGTTGAGCAATTAGTACAAGCTATTGCACAAGTTGAAAACAGTAACTACTCTGCAACTGGTATCTTAATCAATCCTTTAGATTGGGCTGCTATCGTAAATACTAAAAACTCTGGTTCTGCTTACTCTTTACCAGGTTCTACAGTAGTTACAACTGATGGTCAATTATCTATCGCTGGTATTCCTATTTTCAAGTCTACAGCAATGACTGTTGACAAGTTCTTAGTAGGAGACTGGTCTATGGGTGCTCAAATCATGCAACGTAATGGTATCTCTGTTCAATTCTTTGACCAAGATGGTAACAACGCTGTTGAGAACATGATTACAGTTCGTGTTGAGGCAAGAATCGCTTTCCCTATCTACTACGCTGGTGCGTTTGTATATGGTGATTTCGGTAACGTAGCTTAATTGATAATATAGTTATCATACATAAGGGGTGGGTTTAAACGCCCATCCCTTTTTTTAAATTTATTATATGCAGATTATAAGGGATGTCACAACCACAGTGGAACCAGTTTCAGAACCAATAACATTGTCTGAGGCTAAAAACTATTTAAAGGTTGATTTTGATGATGATAATGACTTGATAAGTTCTTTAATAGTTTCTGCAAGGGTTAGATTAGAAAAATACGCAGGTGTTGCGATGTCAGCTCGTACCTTGCAAGTTGTTGCTTACGTAGATGAGTTCATAGAACTTCCGTATGCACCTCTAAATACGATTTCAAAAGTTGAATACTGGGATAACAATAGCTGGGTAGAGATTACCGTAGGACAATACAATGTCTTAGGTACAACATATAAAAAACTTTATATGACAGCTTTTGGTCACATGGAATTCAGATTTACATATACTTGTGGTTATGCCACTACTCCTTCAGTAATGAAAACAGCATTGTATAAGATACTTGCTGATTTGTACGATTACAGAGAATCTTCTGTTGAAGATAGCAAACCAAATGCAAACGTAGCGTCTGCATACGAATTAATGAAGCCTTATAAACGAGTAAGCATAATATTATAATGATAAGTAACCTCAAAAATAGAATTACTTTCCAATCTAAGACATCAGTATCTGATGGTGCTGGTGGTCAAGTCTTAACTGACGTAGACTACTATACTTGTTGGGCTGAGATATTTAGAGAAACACAAAATAAGACAAATATTGCTGGTAAGGATTCATTATCAGATAGTATAGTTTTTAGAATAAGAGATGCACAAAGTATCAGTATTTCTAATGACCTTACTGTTTATTATAATGGTAATATTTATCTTATTAGTAGTATTATAGATGAGCTTGATGGACATAACTATTTAAGAATAACTTGTTCTACTTTAAAGAGGGTTAATACTTGGGATAGTATTACTGCTTTCTGGGAGAATATTGCTACAACCTGGGAAACTACATAATGGCATTTACAATTGATAGAAGAGATGTAGATAGGCTTTCAAATAGGCTTAAAGTAGCAGCAGATGCTATTAAAAAGCAAGTTGGAGACATTATAAGTACATCTGTTCTAAGTATTGAGAATAATGCAAGAGCAAGAGCACCGTTAGGAGAAACATACGGATTAAAGGGGTCTATTTATAGCACTCCTTATAATTCAACTGTGGGTGCAACGGTTGGAGCTAGAGTATTTTACTCTCCATTTGTGGAGTTTGGTACTGGTCCTGGACCTGGTAATAGTTTCCAGATTCCAGTGTATAGAAACTTAAATATGAACAATCTTGAGGCATACGCACAAACATTTAAACGGAATAACGGAAATGTAGTAAATTTGCCACATAGACCATTCTTATTCAATTCGGCTTCAGAAGAACTATATAAAATGGTTAATTCAATTAAAAAAATTAAAATATAATGGCTACTCTTCAAGGTAAAGCGGTAAAAAATACATATAGACAAGTATTACAAATTGGTGCTAATAACGTAGGCGTAAGTAGTACTTTACAGCCAATTCAAGATGGTACTGGTACCAATACAGCATTATCACTTTCTACTATAGCAGCAACTGTTACTGGTGATTTAACCGTTACTGGTGATTTGATTATTACTGGAGGTGGTTTACAGATTAAGGAATTGATTGATGATACAGTTGCTGCCTTAATTAAAGATGGCACTGGTATTACATGGAGTTATAATGATGCTGCTAATACCTTAACTGGTAATTTTACTGGAACTACCTCAGTTGTAGCAGAGGGAACTAACCTATACTTTACTAATGCTCGTTCAAGAACGGCAATAAGTGAGACTATAACTGGTATTGATTATAATAATACTACTGGAGTATTTAGTTTAACAAGTGGATATACGATACCTACAACAGCTGCATTTAATGGTAAGGTTCCTTATACTGGAGCTACTGCAGATGTTGATTTAGGTACTTATGATTTAAAAACAGCAAAACTATGGTTATTAGATGAAGTTGCTACTGGTTTTGGTAGCATACATCTAGCTGATAATAGTATGCACTTTGAAGATGCTGACGGACATACTATGTTTGATATTGAAGATGGGTTTATTCAAATTCATAAAGACCCAACTATTCAGTCAAACTTGTTTACTACTAACTTAACTGCTACAAGAGACCATTATTTACCAAATGCAAGTGGTACTATAGCTTTAACAAGCAATATTAATTATCCAGTTACATCGGTATTTGGAAGAACTGGTGCTATAACTGCAACTTCTGGTGACTACTCTACAACTTTAGTTACTGAAGGAACAAATTTATATTATACACAAGCAAGATTTAACTCAGCTTTAGCCGCTAAGACTACAACAGACTTAGCAGAAGGACTTAATCTTTACTATACTCAAGCTAGATTTGACACAGCTTTTAGTAATAAAACTACTACGAACTTAGCCGAGGGTACTAACTTATATTATACTGCTGCTAGATTTAATGCTGCTTTAGCAACTAAAACAACTACTGATTTAGCAGAAGGAACTAACTTATATTATACAGATGCTCGTGCAAGACTTGCATTAGCCTCATCTGCGACTGGTTTGACTTACGCTAACAATAGTGGTATATTTAGCTTAACTGCTGGTTATGCTATTCCAACTACTGTTAAATTAGGGGAATATGACATAGCTTATAATCGCTCATTAACAAGTGCTGCTGTAACTGGTACAAGCACTAAAACATTAACCTTGAATCAGCAAAGTGGTAGTACAATTACTGCTTCATGGACTGACCAAGGTATAACTACTATCAATGGAACCGCAAATCAGATTGCCGCTTCAACTGTTGGCAATACTACAACCATCGGATTTACTAATGATGTTACAATGCCAAACAACTTAATTGTTAGTGGTAATTTAACAATTAATGGTACTGCGACTTATGTAAATACACAATCAATATCGGCTAAAGACCCATTGTTTGAGGTTGCAAATGATAATAATACTACAGATGCTGTAGACATAGGATATTATGGAAGATATTACGATACGCCTCAAACTCGTATTGAGTTTACTGGTTTATTTAGAGATGCTTCTGATGCTGGTAAGTTTAAATTCTTTACTGGCTTAGTAGATGAACCTACTAATGTAGTTAATACAAGTGGTACTGGATATACTGTTGGTACATTGGTTGCCAACTTTGAAGGTAACTTAGCTGGTACAGCAAATGCTGCAAACGCACTTACAACTGCTAGAACAATAGCTGCAAGTGGAGATGCTACTTGGTCAGTAAGTTTTGATGGTAGTGCAAACGTATCTTCTGCTTTAACATTGGCTAACACTGGTGTTACTGCAACAACTTATGGTACAACAACTGCTGTTCCTACAATCGCTGTAGATAGCAAGGGTAGAATAACAAGTGCTTCAAACACAAACATTGCTTTCCCAGTTACAACTGTAAACGGTGCTTCTGGAACTGTTGTTTTAACAACTTCTAATGTTGCAGAAGGTTCTAATCAATACTTCACTTCAGCAAGAGCACAAGCATCTATTACTGGTGGTGCATCAAGCGTAGTAACTGCAGATTTAACTGCATCAAGAGCATTAGTTTCTGATGGTAGTGGTAAGATTGCAGCAAGTGCATCTACAACTGCTACTGAAATAGGATATGTTGCTGGTGTTACAAGTGCTATACAAACTCAGTTAAATACTAAGGCTTTAGATTCTAATACAGTTCATATTTCTGGAACAGAAACAATTACTGGTGCTAAGACTTTTAGTGCTGCATTAGCTGGTACAAGTGCTACGTTTAGTTCAACTTTATTAAGTACTGGAAGTGGTAGTAATACAATATTAGGTGGTACTGGGTTAAAGGTTACATCATCAAATGCTGGTTTATATTTAAATTTTAGTCCATCTTTTACTGGAGGAGTTGAAGCAGAAATAGCAAGTTCTGAAAATGGATTAAGAATTGTTGCAGCAGGTTCTGGTGTAAATACAATGCGTTTTTTAACATCTAACGCAAGTGGTGTATCTACATTAGCATTAAGTATTAATGGAACACAAGCTGCCACTTTTACATCTAGTGTTCAAGCTCCAAACATTGGAGTAGGATTTGCTCCTCAATCAAATATTGGTGCATTTGTATATAGAAATGCAGCAGATTTTGCATTAGCAGTTCAACAAGATGGTTCTGGTATTCCATTTCAAATAACAAGTGCTGGAAGTATAAGATTTATTGTTACTAATGGTGGTAATCTAGGAGTTGGAACAAATGACCCTACAAACTGCAAAGTTCAAATACAATATGATGGAAATAATTTAGCAAGTGGTTTATTTATAAGAAATACTAATACTGGTGTAGGTGATGCATATAGGGCACAAATAGGATTTAATGATAGTAATGGTAATGGTGTAGCTGGATATATTGCTATGATAAGAAATGGTGCAGATGAATTTAGGTTTGCTAACGGTTATCCATCTGGATTTGGATTTACTTGGTATACTGGAACTACAGAAAAAATGAAGTTGACTAGCAGTGGTGATTTACTTGTAGGTTCAAGTTCTATTTTTAACGATGGTAAAGTTTGTATTTCTGCTGATGCAACTAGGGTAACAATAGCATCAAAAGTCTCCGTTTCCACTGGTGCTGAGCATATAAGGTTCATTAACCCTAATGGAGTTGTGGGTTATATTTCAACAAGTGGAACAGTTACTTCTTATAGTATTACTTCTGATTATAGGTTAAAAGAAGACTTTAAAGAATATAAAGGGTTAGATTTAATTTCTGCTATTAAAACATACGATTATCAATGGAAATCTGATAAGTCAAGAATGTATGGTGTAATTGCTCATGAGTTACAAGAAGTATTACCTTATGCAGTTAATGGTGAAAAAGATGCAATAGATGAAGAAGGTAATGCGAAAATGCAAGGTGTAGATTATTCCAAAATAGTTCCACTATTAGTAAAAGCTATCCAAGAGCAACAAGCACAAATAGAAGAATTAAAAGCATTGATTGCAGCTAAATAATTTTACCTAAATTTGTAAAAAATAACCAAATATGAACATTACACTAACAGAAGCAGAAATTAAGCAATTAGATGCCTTTTTCCAGGAGATGCCTACAAAGTATGGTTTACCATTGATTCAGTTCTTTAGTAAGCTAAATGAGGCTCAAAATGGGCAACAAACGGAAGTTAAAGAACAAGAGGTAGAAGGATAATGAAAGACTGCGGATATGCTATACGAAAGGCTTATTTCGACAAGATAAACGCTGCTGAGTACGAGTTATCGGTATATGATACCATTGCTCCAGATTACTCAGAGCCTCCATTCTTGTTAATAAGTTCTCAGACATCAGTAGAAAATAGTGATAAAACAAGCTATAACTTTGATGTAAGCATACAGTTTGACATTGTTTATAGAACATTTAAGTCTGGAGAAGTAGGACAAAAGTCCGTAGACACATGGGCTAACGCTTTATTGGAAATCATAGGAACAGCTCCTGCAGATTATCCAAATGCTTCTCCAGATTTCAAGATAGTTACAAGGAATATGGCATCAAACCAGGCTACTTTTGACTATGTAGAAGAAACATATATTTTTAGAAGAGTTATCATAGTTAATCACTTTGTGACTCAAACAACATAAATAACATAAAAAAACAAATAAAATGGCAACAACTGGTGTATTTAACGGAACCCTATTGGTAGTAAAGATTGGTGGAGTAGCATTTGCACACTCAACCTCTTGCTCTTTATCAGTATCAACAGACTTACCAGACGCTTCTACAAAAGATAGCGGTGGATGGGCTGCTCAAATTCAAGGACAACGTTCTTGGTCAGTATCAACAGATGGCTTAGCAGTTATCGAGGCTTCTGCTGCATTAATTAATGTAGAGGATTTATTCTCTTTCATAAGTTCAAGAACTGATGTTACTTTAACTTTCTCTACTTTTATTAGTGGTGACAAGATTTGGACTGGAACTGCACAAGTTGATTCTATAGACTTTACTGGTGACATGGAGTCTCCAGCTACATTCTCTGCAGGATTTACTGGTACTGGAGCATTAGTGATGACTACCAACGCATAAACTAAAAACCAAAATATATGAGAGGACAATTTAACCTATCACTTTCTGATGGTAAGGTAATACCGTTACGTTTTTGTACATGGTCTTTAAAAAGATTCTGTCAGTTACAAGGTATAGGCCCAACAGAGATAGGAACAGCCTTAAGCGGTGAATCTGCTTTAGATGCTATAGTTAATTTAGTAAGGTCTGCTGCTGAATACCCTTTTTACAAAGAAGGTAGAACGCCAGATTTTAAAGAGATTGATGTATGCGATTGGATAGATGATATGGGTGGTATTGCTGGAACACAGTTCCAAGAAATCATGGCTGCACTATCAGAAAGTATGAATAGCGGATTAGAGCAACCAAATTCTAAGTCAACTGAGGATGGTGAAGAAAAAAAAAATTAGAATGGATTGACATAGAAAGATATACAATGGGGGAGTGTCAAATACTTCCCCATTTGTTTTGGGATATGACCATGTCTGAATTAGACTTTATTTGGTATGGTTATAGGCATAAAGAAGAACAAGAGTGGATAAGAACAAGATGGCAAACTACTATACTTATTAACATTCAACTACCGAAAGGTAAGAAGGTTAAACCAACTGAACTAATTGAGTTAGATTGTGATAAGAGAAATAGAAAGAAGAATGTAAGAATAATGAGTGACGATGAGTTACAACAAGTTCTAAAGAAATACGAAAATATTAAACCAGTTTAATAATGGCTAACGAAGAAGGTGTTAAAATTGTCATAACCGCAGAAGATAGGTTTACTGAGAATATAAAGAAAATTGAGGCTTCTACTAAGATATTTGGTGAAACCGCTAAGAATACAGAAAAGCATTTAGCTGCTCTTGAGAAAGAGATGATTCGTTTAGTAGCTAATGGTATGGACCCAGCTAATGCCAAAATTAAAGAGATGAAGGCTAACTATGATAAGTTAAGTCAATCTCTTAATAGTGGTGGTGGTACATTGAAAGAATCAAATAAGAAGTGGAACGCACTTTCTTTAATTGTCCAGGATTTACCGTTTGGATTTAGAGCAATTCAAAATAACTTACCAGCATTGGTAGGTAGTTTTGCTGCCGCTGGTGGAGCAATATACTTAGCATTTTCTGTTGGTATTGCAATTGCAACTGCTTTTGAAAAAGAATTAACAAGTTTATTTAGTACTGTTACTGAGGCAGATAGGATGCAAAAGACCTACAATGCCTCTATAGAAGCTGGTCAAAAGGCTTATTCTGATACTAAGTTGCAAGTAATGTTGCTTAATGAACAAGTAAAAGAAGCTGCTGGAAATAAATATAAGGAAAAGAAAGCTGTTGATGATTATAATGATACGATTGGTAAAACATTAGGTAAATTAAATACTTTTAAAGAGGTTCAACAATCTTTAATAGACCAAGGAGATGCCTATGTTAATTATATATTTAAGATTAACATGGCTAATGCTGCAGCTGCTAAAGTAGCTGAAGAGTCTGCTAATATGATGATTGCGGCATTTAAAGACCCATCTAAATTTATAGGAACTTGGGATAAGGTATTTAGTGCTCAGATTAATATTTTTGGCAATTTAGTAGCTGGTGCTGTTGGAACTGCAGAAGAATTAGCAAAAAGAGGTAGAGAGAATCAACAAGCTGCTATTAAAGATGCTGGTTTAAATGCTGTAGCTGCTCAAAAGGTATGGGATGTATTAAAAAAACAAGTTGAAGATGCTAAAAAAGGATTAAAATTTGGTTCTTTTGCTGACCCTAAAGAAGCTGAAAAAGCTATTAAACAACAACAAACTGTTAATGAGAAGATTTTACAAGACTTAATTGATGCTAAAAAGCAAGAGGTTAAGATGGTTGAAGATGATGCTTTTGCAAAATATGCGGTAAGCAAACAATTAGCTGAACTTGAAAAAACATTAGCATTAGAGAAATTAAATAATGCTGGATATACAGCAAAACAAATTGCTGCATTAGAGATTGGTATATACACAGAAAGAGACAATAAAATTGTTTTATTAGGTGCAGCATTGCAAGAGCAATTACTTGCTCAAGATGAAAAGGTTAGAAAAGAAAAGAAAAAGAGAGATGAAAGAGATTTTAAGGAACAAGAACAATTTGGTAAGTCTCAAGTAGATGTATTAAAATCTGAACTTGGTGTTAAGTTAAAACTAAATAAAGACAACTTAATTGGTCAACAAGAAGCTATAAAACAATCTATGGCTAAGGTTGGTGCTTTAATGGTAGCTTCATTTGGTACTGGTGAATTTGGCCCTTTATTGCAATTTTACGATGAACTAAATGCTAAGTTAGAAGGAATGGATTCTGCTGCATTAAGAGGTGCAGATGCAATGAAAAAGGTTAATAACATTATTTCTGATACTGCTACTAATGCACTTGTTCAGTTTGGAGAAAATCTAGGTAAGGCTTTTGCTGGTGAAAATGTTGACATATTTGGAGGTTTTTTAGATTTGTTAGCTGGTGGCTTACAAGCGATTGGTAGTGCATTAATTGCTTATGGTTTTGCTATGGATGCATTTAAAAAGGCTTTTAGTGACCCATACCTTGCTATTGCTGCTGGTGTGGCATTAGTTGCTGCTGGTTCATTTTTAAAATCTAAGATAAGCAAAGTAAGTAGCACTGGAGGAGGTGGGTCAGCTGGTAATATTCCTGCTTTTGCAAATGGAGGTATTATTTCTGGTCCTACTATGGGATTGATGGGTGAATATCCAGGAGCTAAATCTAATCCAGAAGTAGTTGCACCATTAGACAAATTAAAAGATATGTTAGGTGGTGGACAAGGTGGAACGTTTGTATTAAGAGGACAAGACTTACTTTTGTCGGTAAATAGAGCACAAAAAGCATCAAATATTAAAGGACAAACAATTAGTTTAGCATAATGGCATACGGAAAAAGATACCTATTACAACAAGCATTAAGAGATGATTCTAAATTGCTAGTAAATATCTATAAAGATGGGTATAGTGGTTCTGTTTATAATTATGAGGCAGTATCTATTTCTCTAAGTCCAAATTCTAATAGTGATGAGCCAGAACCTGGAATTATATCATCTCAATTAAATGTCTCATTTTTAATGAGCAGTGCTACTGATAATAGCAATTTCCCAGATTTGCTTACTTATGATGATAAATTATACTATGTAGAAGTAACTCGCATAGCTTCAACTGGAGGAGAGGTTGTTGTATGGAGAGGTTATACGTTTAATGACTATGTAACAGTTCCATTTAGTACTGGTACAACACAAGTAGATATTATATGTATAGATGCTTTATCATTTATGAAAAATAGTTATTATCCATATACTGCTTCATCAAATGGATTAGAAAATTTATATACTGTATTAGCTCAAGGATTAAATTCAATAGGATATCCTAATTCACCAAGTTTATACCAATGTTGTTCTTATTTTGGTTCTTCTATGGCAAATAGAGGTGCAAGTGCTGCTAATGAACCATTTTCTCAAACATATATTTATAAGAGGGATTTACAACAAAAAAATTATTATGATTTAATAGAACAAATAGTTAAGTCTTTTGGATGTAGATTATTTCAATATAAAGGAGATTGGTGGATTATGTCAGCTAATGAAATGGCTGCATCGACAATTTACTATACAAAATATGATTTAAGTACTGGTTCATCTACTGGTGGTACATTAACTAATAATGTAACTATAGAACCATATTCTTATGGTAATATACACTTTGTTAATAACAGTCAAACTAAAATAACTAGAAAAGGTTATCCAGTTATAAAAGTTAATGCTCCAGTTAAATTTACAAGTGATTATATAGCAAATGGTACATTTAAAATAAATAGTGGTGGTGTTATTTCTAATTGGACTCAAGCAGTAACTAATGCTACAATTACACTAATTCCTTATCCATCTGAGTCTTATGATGTGGTTGCGTTAGCTGTAAATAGTTTTGGTGGAGGAGCTACTTTTTCTTATGTCACTGCTGGTACTTTGCCATATTTTTCTCCTCCAGGATTTAGTTTATCTTTTGATGCCTTAAAAAATGGTGTAGCAGGTTCTTTAATAGAAATATCTGTAGAAAATTCTATTGGACAAAGATTTTATGCTGATTCAAGTGGTGTTTGGGGTGCTCCAGGAGTAGTTAGATATTTTAATATTGACTATGCTGCTACTGATAATGTATGGCAAACTATTACTTATAATCTTCAATTAGGTGCTTTTAATATTAGTGGTACAAATTATAATGTAGAAGGATATCTTAGAATAAAAATTGACTTTGTAAGTGCAGGATATAATGCAACGTTATATTTAAGAAATATTCGTGCCACTCAAACTGCAACTGCATTGCCAAGTTCTTTATTGGTAACAAGATATATAACTACAACAAGTTCTTTAACTAAAGACCTTGAAAGTTCTTTTGGTATCTATAGAGGTGATATTGCTAATTGCTATGGTGCTTTATTCTATTCAAGTGGAAGTCCTATTACATTATGGTATAGATATTCTCATATAGGAACAACATACGCTTCATTACCAATACTTGTAGCAAGAGAGTTATCTAATTTATTTAATAGAAACTATGCTACATTAGAAGGTGATTTAGGTAAAACATTTGACTCTAATGGATTAATTTATTTATCTAATACATATACTGTAACAGATTCTGGGTCTAGTGCATTAACTTATAGTGGTAAAAAGTTTCTGTTAAATAGAATTTCAGCAATACCATATATTGACCAATCAACAAGCATACAATTATTAGAAATAACAGATACAGATAACGCATCTACACAATCTATTAGTTGGGTACTGAACACTTAAAAATAACAATATGGCAATTTTAGGAACAGATGTGGTTTTATATTATGTATATGATGGTACTGTTTTTATACCATTTGCTGCGGCTAAAAACTGCTCATTTGATACATCTAATAATATAGTGCAAACTTCATCTACTAGCACCGCATGGTTTGCTAACTCTGCAATAGATACTTCTTCATGGACAGTAAAGTGTGATGGACTAATTGTTAATGGTGATTTTGAGCCTAAGTTGATGTTTGATGCTCAATTAGCTAGAACTCCAATATTTATAAGACTTACTATAGGAACTTCACCATCATATTATATTGAAGGTAGAACCAATATTGTTTCAATTAACAATACTGGTCAAGTAGAAAGTACTGCAACTTACTCAATATCTTTGCAAGGAACTGGAAGATATACAATTACGTAAAACAACTGAAATGGCAACTAACGGAACAAATTTGATTTTATACTATCGTGGAACTGGAGGAACTTATGTTCCTTTTGCTGCTTCTACTAATTGCTCTTTTGATAC